TATTAACATCACATTCTTGATATGGTGCTTGTTTATACACTCCACCAGAATAAGGCAAAAATGATACGCCACTTATAATATCGAAATTTTTATAAACCCATGCCCCAACTTCCAACCATTCATCTTCCCGTATATAAACTGTTATTGATGGTTTATGTTCACACCAATGTAATGTATACATTTTCCAATGTTCTAATTGTTCCACTGCTGTCATATCATCTCTAAATACCGCATCTTTTGGAGCTTTCTGTGGAAAAGAAAATACAAAATTAGACTCATTAAATAAATCATTTTCTGCTGGAAATTTATTCTCAAGCATCCATTTAGATAATGGGTCTCGTTTATCTTGTCGCACAGTTCTTATATAATATTGAGCAAATCTAGCATGAATACCAGAAGAAGAATTCACCAACTGGGATACAGTATTATGAGACACACAACCATTTTCCAATTGATAACTATGAGTATTTTTAACTTCAATATCAACCGTAAATTCAGGATTAAGTTTTTTTATTTTTACAATTTTCATTATGATATCGTCCTATTATTTGGGCATTTGCCGTATATCCACATTCATTGCATATTAACTGTTTAAATATCATTCCGCGTTTCCAATTTAAATTTTCTTTCAACCAATCATTCAAACACAGTTCCTGCTGCATTTTTACAGTATATTTTTTATTAATATATCCATTGGTTATATAAATGGACCCAGAATTTTTTATACCTCCACGGCGTCCCATTTCCGATTGAAATTTTTTATTTTTAAATTGACAGGATTTTTGTCCACCCATTGAACACCATTTTTTATGTAATTCAGGATCAGTTTTATATTTATGAAATCCCAATCCTAATTCAGCTTGTTTTTTTCCACCAATCTTTCCACCCATTGAACACCATTTTTTTCTATCGTCCCCATTCCGAAAAATACCAATCTTTCTTTCTTTTACTATAGTACCACCTATTTTACCAGCCTTTGAATTACATTCCAAATCAATAATTCCAGAACTATAACACATATTTAAATAATCCTTTCTACCTTTAATTTTAGAAAAATATTTTGCCTCATTTTGAATAGCTAAATCTGGTGAATTTGGAAAAGAATGTAATATTTTTATAATCCAATCATCCTTTCCAAATTCATTAATAAGTCTGTGTACTAATTTACTAGAAGTAAAATATGTGTTCCATAAATCAATTGGATGACATCCCTTTGCATATCTCACTCCCAAATATTTCATTTGTGTCGTTTTATTTTTAATTAAATAAACATATGGAATATAATTAAACATTTATAAATTCTTCCTCTACTGATATAATTTCATCCTCACCAGTTAAACAATCAACACGTTTCCAACCATTTTTTGTTTTCAATTTATGATTCCCTGTAAATTTATACAAAGTTCCATCTTCAAATTCTATTTCATAAATTTCTGATATACCATTAACAAAAAGATTTGTTACATATTGCAAATCTCCATTTTCATCATAAACACGTAATGATTTATTTAAATTTAGCCATGTTTGAGAAGGTAAATCTAATAATTCAGTCGTATTTGAATATTCAGAAAAAATTTCAGCCATTGACAATACACCATTTTCAGTTCGTATTTTTGTATCTAATGTCGTACATCCAGATGGTTTTGCCGTTGTAATTGCCGCAGATTGTGGAATACCTAATATAGTTGCATACTCCTTATTTGTATCAATAGCAATTTGCTTCATCTCATTCAACCAACTTTCTGTACGGGAAGAAACTTTACTTAATATTTTATGATCCATTATGCCCGTTAATGAAACTCCTAATAATCTTTCTTCTTCAGTATTCTGTTTCCAGATATTTCTCACATATCTAAAATTAACTAATGTTGATTGTAATGTACCGATAATAGTGGCAATTTTTACCTTTTCTAAAAGACGTTCTTTTGTATCATTTTCACGGATAACAACCTCAGACAAATTACATACTTGATTTGGACGTAAAATTATTTCTGAACACGGATTAGTTCCCCATTCATGCCCTTTCTCTCGTCTTTCCGGAGAAAGTTTTTCAGCCGCAACCCGGTTAAAAATTCCTCGTTCCCCAGTACCAGATTCATGCAATGTACTCCACTCTCTCATGAATATACTCATATCTGGACGTTCTGTATAACATGTAGAAATATTAGCAAGCTGTCTTTGTGGTTCCAAATCCCAAAAATTTCCCATCTTAGCCCGTTGCATTCTTTCATCCGTTAAGTTCGTCAATGATAATAAGGCCGATCTTCTGACGCCACCCGTAACAATGGATTCTGCAATTTTACAAATAATATCATGACATTCAATAGAATTTAATTTTCTACCTACAGCATTTTTAAATTTGTTTATAGTAAATAAAAATAAATCATCAAGTGGTGCAGGTCCTGATGCTCTACCACCAAATGTTTTTAATCTTGCACCAGACGGTCTAATTCTGGATAAATCCCATTTGGGTAAGTCTCCCGCGTATAACATGGCAATTAATTGTCTATATGATGATGCCCATCCAATTTTAGAATCTGCAACAACAATTGTTGTATCCGTTGGATATATTTGATCGGGTACTTCTGGAAGTTTATTTATATATTGTCTCTCTACAGAAAATCCCACACCTGCTCCACACGATAATATATATAATATTTCATCAAATGATCTAAGATGATCTATAGGTAAATAACTGCAATTGAAAGAACTCATCTCATCTCTTTCTAATGCCTTACCAGCAGTCATTAATGCTCTCATAGACGGCATTACTTCAAGATTAAAAATTTCTTCTTTTATTTTATCCCATGGAATATTTTCATTGTCTATTTTATTCTTAAAAAAATTTATATATCTATTTACTGTTTCTTCCCATGTTTCTCTACGTTTCTCTTCCGGCATAAATCTAGCATATCTAGATAAATGAATATATTTCTGATACTGATCCATTTTTATTATTTTCTCCAAACGGGTGTGTTTTATATTTATTTCCCTAATTGGAAATAAAATTAAAAAAATAATTTACGTTTAAAAAACATAGCTATAGAGATAAAAAAAATTATGAAAATTTCAATTATAATTATAGAATAAATTATTTTTAAAACATTTTTTTATTTTACAGAATTAAAAATTAGAAGTCAAGAGGTAAATGGTGCCGCAAGACGGACTCGAACCTTCAATCTACTGATTACAAATCAGTTGCATTTCCAAATTATGCTATTGCCCGTTCTTTTAAACTTACGAAAATAATTTATATTTTCCGTTAAATTCCTGTTTCATCGAACAGCTAACCAAATTTTCATTCAGTGAACTCCGTTCTCCACAGGCTTAAAATTCCGAGAAACTCCCGGTATTATTTATTATAATATATTCAATTATTCTATTTGTCAAGAATTATTTTAAAAAAATTAATCAAAAAAATGTGTTATATCATTAGATAATCGTTCCACCCAATCTTCAACAGATTCATCACTTTCCTTATCATTATTTTCAATAATTTTCAATACATCATCACTGATAAGTTCAATTAGACGATCTTCATCAAAATACATTTTTAATTCTGTTAAAAATTTAGGTTTCATAATTATCTCTAAAAATTTGGTGGAGTCAGAGAGACTCGAACTCTCAGCCATTGCCGTGCAAAAGCAGCCGTTCTTTTAAACTTACGAAAATATAAAATTATATCCTCCGTTAAATTCCTGTTTCATCGAACGGCTGACCAAATTTTCATTCAGTGAACTCCGTTCTCCGCAGGCTTAAAATTCCGTGGAACTCACGGTATTATTTACATATTATACTTAATTATTTTATTTTCCAAGTATAAAACATATAATATATTTATACAGATTTTATCAAATAAAATAAAAATTTAATTACTATAATGGTGGAGGATATCGGACTCAAACCGATCGGGCTATCACCTTGCAAGGGTAATCCGGGTACTCTGCCCATCCCCCAAAAATATTATATAATTTTTTATATAATTTATTTATAAAAATTCTATATTGTAAATGAAAATATCAAACTCATCCATTACGTCTCCCGTTCTTTTAAACTTACAAAAATATTTTCATATTTTCCGTTAAATTCCTGTTTCATTGAACAGCTATCCAAATTTTCATTCGGTGAACTCCGTTCTCCGCAGGCTTAAAATTCCGAGAAACTCCCGGTATTAGTTATATATTATATTAAAATATTATATTTGTCAAGTATAAAATATATTTAAATTAATATACAGTTTTTATTAAATAATATAAAAATTAATCGTTGAGCATCATCCGTTCTTTTAAACTTACAAAAATATAAAATTATATTTTCCGTTAAATTCCTGTTTCATTGAACGGCTAATCAAATTTTCATTCGGT